TCATGGGTAGAACACCCTCCGGCCGGAGCGGGGCGACAGCGCCTGGAGGTGGCACCAGCCCTTGGTGGCCGACGGGTGCTCCAGCCACAGGCCGATGCGTTCCAGCTCCTCGAGGTGGCTGCTACACCACTCGTCCAGGTCTCCCTCCGGGTCGTAGAGGTCGCAGGCATGGCCGGTCATGTGCTTTGACCTGGGTGCCGCCCCGGGCGTTGCGCCATTCACGGCCGGCGGCCGCCAGCCGGAGGCGACGAGGCTCCCGGTTGCCGGCGACACGTCGAGCGGCACGCCGTCCTGGGCCATCAGGAGGAGCAACTGATTGACGCGGTCGATAGTGACATCGGCGGCCACCGCGATGGCGGCGGTAAGGTCTCGGGCGTATTTCGTGTCACGCCCCATGAAGTAATCCGAACGGGTTATTTGAATCGTCATGTCAAAGGCCTTTCGAAAGTGTTGATGAACGGTGTTCCCCTGGCCGCCACCGTCGATCGGTAAGGAACACCGCCGCCACGGCGATGAAGAAGGCGATGAGCGCCGGCGCCAGGTGGTCGCCTGTCAGCACCGCGCAGACAACCCACGCGCCGGCGACGGCCAGGGCGATCCAGGACCACCGGACCAGGCTGCAGGTGCAGCGGCTCATGGCATCGATCATTTCCAGCGCCCGCCAGACCACCAGGAAGGCGCCGGTGAGGAGTGCCAAGGAGAATGCGATGTCGCTCATTGCTTTCCCTCCCCTTCGGCCTGCCGGGCCACCCGCCCGGCCAGCCCATTCAACGCCCTGGCCGCCGCCGGCAGGATGATGTCCTGGGCAAAGTAGCCGATCATCCACGCCACCAGCGCCCTCCCCTTCTGCAGCACCGGGGCCTCGCCCCAGCCGGCGGCCCGGAACACCGCCGGCATGGAATCGGCAATGAACCAGGTGACGAAGAGGGCCAGCAGCGTGACGCTCACCACGGCCAGCCCCCGGCGCCAGGGGCCCATGGCATCCTGGCGGGACATGGCGAGCAGGGCACCGGCGAACCCGCCGAGGATGGCCCAGTAGTCGAGGCCGGTCAGGGCGCCGGCCAGGGCCGTGGCGCCCACTGCATGGAGTGCCGCGGTGGCGGTGCTGCCTGTTGGATCGGGCATATCGTCTCCCTCTGAATTATGGTTTTCTGAGGGCGGCCAGCGCCTCGTCCATGGTGATGGACAGCCGGTAATTGGCCGCGATGAAGCGAGCGAACAGGGGCCGACGGTCATCCGCGTAATGGCGGGCCTGCTCGCGGTACGCCTGCACCTCGGACCACAGCCGATACCGCCTCGACAGGAGATAGGCGAGCGGATGGCTCAGCGCTCCGATGGCGAACGCCAGCGGCCACCATGGGCACCACAGGGCCGCCAGGCCGGCCAGGGCGATGCCGGCCAGAACGCCGGACCACCACTGGCGGACATGGGTCATCTCATGGGCCAGGATGCCGGAATCCTCCCGGTAGCGGGGGCGGATGCGGATCAGCGGGCCGCGGGCTTCACCGCCGCGGCCGGCTGGTAGAGCATCGGTGCAGATAACCAGAGCCGGGGTGCGGCAGAAAACGAACCGGATACTCACGCCCCCTGCTCCAGGGCGGTGATCCTGGCTTCCGCGGCCGCCAGCCTGGATCGCAGATAGGCGGCCTCGAATACAAGGCACTGGTCATAGCGCAAGCCGAGCCGCATGCCGCGGCTGACTTGGCGACGCTCTGTCTTGTCCCTGACAACGGGAGTGGTAATGGGAACGTCGACCATGAGAGGCTCCACTACCGGCATGCCATCCGCACCCGTCCGATCCACCATCACAGCGTCGCCAGCCTCATCCACCACAGCGCGGACCTGGGTGGCCTGGCGGGTTACAGGCTTGGTTCCTCTGACCAGTGTTGGAACACCGCTGCGGATTTCAATGCGTTCATCGGGCACGTCGACGGTCTCCATGACCGGCTCGTCAACCGTCTCTGTGCCAACTATCTCTTCCACATCCTCGAAAATTTCATCCTGGCACCAGAGGCCGTAGCGGGCGGCATCCAGCCCTTCCGCCGCGAACGCTGCCTGCACTTCCTGAGCAATCGTGCCTGCATGCAGTCGGGCATCGACGCCCTTGCGCTCGATGGCATCCAGGAACTGGAATACTAGCCACCGCACCCGCCCCCACGCTAGAAGCTCCGGCTCGGCCAGTTCGCTGCGAACGTGCTTTTGAGTACCATCGGAGGTGTTGATGGTGCCGGTTCCAGCATAAACCACCGACCACCGATGCAGGGCATCGCCGAGGGTCTGAAAATTGTCAGCCCCTCCCCGAAACACGGCATTACCCGCGAACCATCGCTCGTTTCCACCGATGATGCCGCGCATACCATTGCCGCCAGCATAAATCCCGATGGCGTTCAAAACATCGGCCTCGGTGGAGATGTAGGCGATTCCGGTACCGCTATATATAACCATTGGCGTGTCGCCGCCAGCGAACGTCCCAGCAACGCCAGCTGCGCCATTGTTTACGCTCAACAATGTGGCGTTGGAGATGGTCCCGCCGTTAATGGTCGGGCTGATCAAAGTCTTGCTGGTGAGCGTCTCCGCGCCGGTCTTGGTGGCATAGGCCGACAGGCTGGTCAGGAAGGCCTGCAGCGCCGTCACCGCAGTGGTCACATTGGTCGCAGGGTTTGTGAGATCGACCGTTGGATTGGCAGAGGTTTCCCACTCGTAGAGCTGGGCGATGGTCGTCAGGTACTTGCTCTGCAGGTCGGATATCTGGACGGCCAGCTCGGCCGGAAGCAGGCCGGTGTGGATCAGGGCATAGCTCAGCCCGGAGGCATTTGCCCCCAGGTAGTTGCTGGCCAGCGTGAGCTGGGTGTTGCTCTGCACGCTCGCCACTTCGAAAAGGGCGCCGCCGATCAGCATCACGTCTCCGGCGCGGGCCAGGCCGGCGCTGGCCCAGGTGGTTCCGCTACCATTGACGGTCGTGCTGTTGTTGGTGACGCTGATGGTGCCGCTTGTTGTCCAGGGCATGATGGGCTCCTAAAGCTCGGTCGGCGAAGCCGGCCAGATGATGGTTTCCGGGAATCCTGGCTGATGGGTGATATCCAGCAGGGATTGGCGGTAGGATGTCCAGGCGGCCCGCTGGCCGTCGTTCATCGCCGCCCAGCGCACGGCACTGATGCGGTCGACAGTCGCCGCAAACCGGCGGTCACGCTCGGACCGGATCTCTTGGGCGGCCCGGGCCGGATCGATCAGCCACAGGCCAAGACCCGCATCCCATCGGTGATTCGGGCTTGGCCGTTTCGCCCGCTTGACGATCTCTCCGGAGGCCCGTCGGTACACCTCGCTGGAATCCTCAAAGGCCAGGTTGTCCGGTATCCGGGCGAAGACCCTTTCGTCGACGGGCGACGAGGTTTCAAGAAAGGCAACAGCTGAGCCGCCGCCATCGAATTGCGCGTACCTAATCATAAAAAGCCCCGTCGGACATGAGAATGAATCCCGGCGCGTTGCCGTAGATGTCGGTGGTTCCGCTGCTCAAACCGCGCTGCGCGGAATACGCATCGACCATGAAGGTCAGGGTGCCGCCGCTGTAACGGGCTCCCATCAGATAGACGTACTGGTCGTAAGCGCTGCTGGATTGCTTGACGACCCCGAGACCGGCCATCCCCGCATAGGGAAAGCACATGATGGGTTTCGTCATGCCGACCCCTGGCACCAGACTGTACGATCCCTGGTCGGGAATAAGGAGCCACCCACCACTCCAGGACGAGGATCGCCACTCCATGAAGGACTGGGGGTTCGGCATCAGGCCGCTATACACCAGGCGCAAATATTTATTGGTGGAGCGGGTGCTGAAACAGGAGGCGCCGGTGGAGGTATAGACCTCCATACCATAGTCGTCGCCAGCGGCCGCCATGGGGGCATCGTACTTGCGGAACACGTACACCTCTGGAGCGCTTCCGGTGCTCGCGATGACGATCCGCCACTGGTCACTCCCGATGCTCTCCACCCCGAGTGTCACCTGCTTGGCGCCATCGCCGCAGGTCGCAAACACCAGGGGCAGGTCCGGACAGTTCGACACCGTGTAGCGATATTCCCAATACGTCGTGTAATTGGGAATCGGGGCGATGCTCTGGGACAGCACCGCCTTGCCGACAAATACCGGATTCACCGTCTCGCTCGAAATAAGGACGGTGGCGTTGTCGTTCCGGATTAGGAGGCCGTAACTCATTTGGCGATGACGTAGATGGTCGAATCCATATTGCCGTTGTAGCCGCTGGCCGTCCAAGAGAGAGTCGGAACGCCGTCACCGTCATAGCTGGCGGAAACGTAATGGACGTGCTGCGTCCACCCGTTGGCCGCCTGGGCCGGTATGGCAACGCCGTACACACTCACGCCGGCGAGTTCAGGAAAGGACAGCGACCCCGAGGCGCCCGCCGGCGCCGATAGAGCGCCGACGATGGTCGTACCGATATCGCCCGGACCAAAGATGAGGCTGCCCGAGGCATAGCGAAGCTCGACGCCGTAGCTCATAGCAGCAGGTTCCCCGCCTTCCAACGCGTGACACCGTTGGCATCGAATACCTTGATCACGTCATCGTGAATCTCCGTGCGGGCTCCGGTATCCCGGGTGCGCAGGGTGCCGATTCTTGCGGTGATAGCGGATAGTTCCTGGACATTGAGCGAGCGGGCCAGAACCGTTCCGTCGACAATTAGATTCCCGTTCATTCCCAGGGCGTTCTGGCCATTGACCACACCAGCCACCATGAGCTGAACGGGCGTTCCACTGCCATCCGGAAGCGCCCACAGGAACTTGTCGGCTAGCCAGACCACGCTGCTTCCACCCTGGCCGCTCACCAATTCCATCCCGGCCACCCGCAGCACGCCGCCCTGCATGGTTTGCACTTGCAGGACATACTTGGACTCGATGCCGGTTACCTTGCTGGCAGTCGTTTCGGACTGCTGTTTCACCGATGCGAAGTCGCCGGTGTCGAGCCTCGCCTGCAGGGTGCTGATGCTGCTGGCGTTGGCCGCGTCTACGAAAGTCCGGACCGCCTGCTCAGCCGTGATGGCGGCCGCATTGGAACTGACCGCCGCGGCCAGTATCAGGCGGGCGCTCGCTTCAGCCTTGATATCGTCGGCGTTGGCCACAATGTCGAGCTGAGCTGCGGCGATCCGGCTGCGGCTAAGCAAATCCTTTTCGGTAGCGGCATCCAGACTGAGCGCCTGGCGCAGCGCCGTTTCTGCCAGGCGCTGGGCGGCGTTGGCTGCATCCACCGTCAGGGCGCCGGCGGCCGCATCGACGGCGCCATCGACGTAGGCTTGAGAGGCCTTGAGCGATACTTCGCCAGCGAGCTGGCTTACCTGGCTCTGGGCAGAGGACATGTCGCCCTGCAGGGTGCTCACGGTGGCCACCGTATTGGTTAGGGTGCCCTCGGCCGCGTTGAGGTCCGTTTCAACTTGGGTGAGGCGCGCCTCCACGTCGGTGGTGACATTGGCCGTCGCCAGTAGATTAATTTGTCCGGTCACCGGGTCGACGCTGATGGTCGCATCGGTGACCGCGCGCTCGAACAGCACCCGCGACGACAAAGCGTCGATATCGACGGCGCGCTGCAGGATGTCGGTCGACATGCCGGGAATCAGGGCGATCGGCGCGGCCAATTCCTGGGCCAACTGCCCGAATCCAAGGGCGCCTTGCAGCTGGGCAAGGATTGTCGACGGGTCGGTGATAGCCGTGGCGTACAGACCGCCGGTGGTGCTGGCCGGATACCAGGCGGAAACATTACCCCAGGTGTCCACCACCCGGATCCAGTAGTAGCCGCCGCCGCCGGGGGAGAGGCCCGGGTGGGTGTACTCCCGCCGGGGGAATGCCTCGGTGGTCAGGCGGGTGAAGGAGGCATGCCCCCGGTCATTGACGGAGGCGAACCACACTTCCGTGGACCGGATGTCCTGCCGAGCATCGCCGAAGGTCCACACCAGGCGGACGGAAAACAGGGCCCCCGTCGCGGTAGCCACCGGGGCGGCCGGGGCGACGATCGGCGGGGTTGCGGATGTGCCGTTCAGCACAGCCCAGGCGCTCTTCATCCCGCCATAGACGGAGATGGATCGAACCCGCACATCATAGACCCGGCCGACGATGGACACCGGAATGGTGAAGCGCGGATCCACCACGGTGGCCGTATCCCAGGGGCCGTCATTCTCGCGCCAGGCCACTTCGTAGCCGACCACCCAGGCCGATGCCGGCGCCGTCCAGGTCGCCACCATCCGGGGCACCGTGGCGCCGTCCGGCTGGGTGATGTTCTGCATGGCCATGGCCAGCCCGGTCGGCGCCGGCACGTTGGCCGGGTCCGGCAGGTTGGTGGCCGGGCTGACCCGGGGCGTGGTGAGCGGCGTCAAGGAATAGACGGAATCGTCGTATTCCTGCACCTCGACCTCCACTTCGTCGGACGACAGGAGGCGGATGGCTATGATCCGGAACGGCTTGGCGACCCAGCCTGGGGTGCTGTGGGTGATGGGAACCACATCCCCGGCCTCGCAGAACATGCCGGATAGGAAAGCTCTGAAGGTGGCCGCGATGCCGAAACGGCTCTGCCGCATCGCCTGTTCGGCCAGGATCTTGGCCTCGTAGGGATTGCTGGTAAAAGGCAGCTCCAGCTTCTTTTCCAGCATCAGGCCGTTGTCGTCGGCCCGGAAGGCCGGGGAATCCGAGGTCATCAGGTCCGGCTGCCATTCCCGGTCCGGGTTGAACCAGTTGGCCCGGACACGGTTGGCCCGGTTGCGCTTGCTGCCCGTTGGGATGCGCCAGGCGCCGACGATGTTGTCCTCGTTGAACTCGAATTCGGTCGGAACTTCGGCCTTATCGATCACCAGGCCGTATCCCCGGGCGGAGAAGGTCGGCATGCCCCGGCAGCAGGACATGATGTTGACTACATTCACGTCGCTCGACTGGTCGGTGTTGATAATGCCGTTGCAGGTGTGGCGCTTGCGGGTGGAGCCGTCGGGGGCCAGGAAGGTCTGGTCGCAGACATTGGCCGAGACGATGATGGATGCGTCGTCGATTTCGCCCACCGGGATGCCCCGGCCGTACCGGGCATGGGTGAGATAGTCCCGGGTGCAGAGGGCCGGGTTGTCGCTCCATTCCGTGGTGCCGTTCCGGGGGTCATAGACCAGCCGGCCCTTGATGTCGGCGGTGATGGTCGGCAGGCCCTGGAAGACGTGGGGGTCGTACTTGATCTTGACGTAGGTGTAGGCTACGCCCCGCAGGCGGTGGTTTGCGGTCCACGTTCCCGGGAGGGAGTCGATGAGGCTTTGGCAGGCAGCCTGGTCGTCACTCCCCAGGAACCTCTCGACGGTCACCAAGCCTGCATACTTGGAATCGTTCCAGACCAGGCCGTCGAGATACACCTCCTCGATGGCGGCAATGGGCCCCTCGCAGTGGGCAGTGACGATATGGAGGTATTCATTGCTCTCGCCCGACACCTCGACCAGGCAGCGGGTGCCGCCGATTTGCCGGCGGCCGTAAACCACCATGATGGGGTCGACGGTGCCGGCGGTGTTGAGAAGCGCCCCGCGGGCAATGGAATCGACGGACTGGGACTTTGGGGATTTGTTGAGGCCGGCAGCGGAGGACAATGCGGATCCAACTGCCATGCTCGTGACGCCGCTGATGACAGCGGCACCGATTCCACCTGCAACAACCCATCCGGCAGCGGCGGCAGCCGATGCTGCCGCCGCCCCAGCGGCCAGCCCGGCGACGGCAACGACGGCGGCCGGCATCAGCGAACTCCCAGCACCGAAACCGGCGCCGCCAGGTGATACGGTTCGAACATAGCCACGCCGCGCTCCAGCGTAGAAGACAAGTATGTCCGGCCCAGGCAGACGGCAGCGCCAATATTCCCGGGCAAATCCACGAGGGCAATATCGCCGACCTGGATCATGGCGGGTTCCACCGCAACGCAGCCATCGGAGAGCAGCCGCTCCACCACCCCGGCCGTGCCGTGCTTCCGAGCCCAGCAAAGGGCACGCGTTTCGGTGGCCATATGCCGGCGATACTTGCTCATGAGGTCGCTACCGCACTGAGCATCTAGAGCCCGCAGCGCCAAGGCGACACAGTTCGTTTCGCCCCACGTAAAGAGCTTGCCCTTTTCGCCCCGAGCCCAAGCGATGAGCTTGATTTCCCAATCCGGCAAAGCTGATAATGCCCTAGTCATTTGCGCCAACCACAAGAGAAACCCATGAGAACAGCACTGGTGATCCTTTTTTCTGCAGCACTTGCGGGCTGCATCGTCCCCGGACGACTAGCACGCGAGCGAGAGGCTGTGCAGGGCCAATCCGAGCCCTACCGAACTGGGTATATGGATGGATGCGAAAGCAGCTTGTCAGAATCGCCATTCGCATCGAAAGACGAGGCCATATTCCGACGCGACAGCAAGCGCATGAAGAGCGATAGCGAGTACGCCATTGGCTGGAATGACGGCCAGTGGAAGTGCCGGGTACGGTAGCAACCTGAATCACTTCGCACCCCACTTGATGTCCTTGTTGAGACGGCTCACGAACTCGAATCCCAGGTCTCCCGGGAACCAGATCTGCTGCTCATCATGGTTGGTGTGCCGGCCAGGTGTGCGCTCGAAATCAATCCAGTGGGAGCTGACGGGCACGGATACCGTACAGGTGCCGCTGTCCGGGTCCTCCTCGATGACCGGTGCGTCGCAGCGGCCGTCCAGGATGGAGATGGGATCGATGATGACTGTGTCGTCCAGCGTCGAGAGAAACGCCTTCCGGATCACCAGGCGGCGATCGATGTAGTTATGGGTCAGGACCCCGGCGATTTCTGACTGGTCTACGCCGGAGAGCACCACGGCCGTCTGGCTGACCTTGAGATCGGCCGTTTCCTCAATCTGGTCGAAGCCGATGAAGTGCCCGACCGCAGGGTAGGTATTGCCGTTCCAGACGATTTCCCGGTAGGCATCGGTGGCGTAGGTGGCGGCACCATCCAGGTACAGCTCGAAGAGGTGGACCGGCTGGCTGGACGGCTTGGCGGCTTCGGCCTGGACGGCCTGGGATGCGCCGCGGCCGCTCACGGCAGGACCTCCACCAGCTCGCAATTCCAGGAGTACTTCAGGGGCGGCTCGATGGGGGTTTCCACCAGGTCGGAGGCAAAGGCCACCGTGAACGAAACATTGTCGAGGATGACGGACTCGGCCTGGGCAACCTGGGCATAGAGGGCCGGCTCGATGGACAGATCGACGTTACCGTTGATGTCGGCCGCGGCGTCGGCGGTGAGCATATAGACCTTGCTGTGGCTGCCGAACTTGATGAAATCACCGGCCAGCCCGAGGGTCTGGGATGGCGTCACTCCGGTCACCGGCACGGTGCGTCCCGAGGCCGTTGTGGTCCGGATGACGGGCGTTCCTCCCCCGGTTGCCTGGCGCTTGCCGATCACGGCCGGGACGAAGGAGAAGGTGCCGTACTGGCCTCGCTGGGAGAGGGCGAAGGCAATCAGCGGCGCCATCTCGGCCCGCCGGCGCGCCTGGAAGGACAGACTGAAGGCCCAGCGCTGACCTCCCCGGCTGCGCACGTTGCGCTTCAGCGAATGGGACTGGGATACCATGGTCGGCTGGATGGATTTCTGGACCATCGACGACGGCGCCGGGGAGGTCGGGAAGGTGCCGCTCATACGCTCGGGCTCACTCGGTTACGGATCTGGGCCTGGCGGACGACGCCGGGGATCGTCTTTACGACCCAGGACTGCAATTGCGTCATGGCGGCGGCAATCCGCTGTTCGACGCCCGCGTCTGCGCCTCGGGCATCGATGGCGACCGGCATGGAGATGGATACCGGGGAAGAACCGCCCATCGCGTCGTTCGGCACGACATAGCCGCCCCCCCCACCCATCCGAAGCAGTTCCGGGCCGCGCTCGCCGACCAGGTAGGTCTTGCCCGCATCGACAGGCCCGCCGGACGCCCGGGCGCCGGCGATGGGGATGGAATAGGTATCGGACGTATTGGCGACGAAGCTGCCGGTCGACGGACCGGTGGAGGAGGCAGTGGAGCCGCCGAACAGCCCATTGACAGCCCCGGACAACCAGTTGGACGCCGCCGAGGTGACCGGCGCCATGGACGCCCGGATCTGCATCCGGATCATGTCGCTGACGATGCTGTTGGCCAGGCTGGTGAAATTCAGCTTGCCGGTCATTGAAAACTCGACCAGCGCATCCTCCATGCCAGAGAAGGCCCGGGAAAACGCCTGCTCGGTGGAGGCGGCGACGTTCCTGGCCTGGTCTTCGTACTTTTGCAGGGCCCGGGCCGCCCCCGTCTCCCAGGATGAATTGAGCCTATCCTGCTCCCCGTTGAGTCCAATCACCCTGGCCTTCTGGGCTTCCATCATGGCGTCCAGGTCGCCGAGCTTCTCGGCGTAGGCTTCGGCCGAGAGCTTGCCGTCGGAGAACATCCGGATGAGCTTGTCCCGGCCGTCCGCCGCCTGTTCGTCCACTTTGCGGAGTTCGGTATTCAGGCGGGCCGTCGATTCCGGCAGGATGCGGAGGGAGTCGGCCTTCTCCTGGAGGCTGCGGTCGAAGCGCTTGCCGACCTCGAGCAGGTATTGCTGGGCCTCGGCCTCGCCTTTCCGGGAGACGTTGAGCTTTTCCAGGACAACGAGCTCGTCCAGGGCGGCCGCCACCCGGCGTTTCTGCGCGTCGGTCAGCTGGATGTTTCGGTCACGGATATCCACCATAACCTTGGCGGCCAGCTTCTCGCCTTCGGTCAGAGTGCGCTGCTCCTGGGACTCGAGGCTTTGGGCGACGATCTTTTCACGGATGGACTTGATGAGATCGTCGTAGGCGTTCTTGGCCGCAGATGCTTCCCCGGCACCGGTGTTGGAGCGATAGCCGGATAGGCTCTTCTTTGCGCCGGCGCCGGTCGCCGCCTCGTTCTCCCGCAGAAACTTGGCGAGCGGGGCCTCGGATTCCGTCTGGCGGCGGACGATGGCCGACACCGACGCAGCGGCAGACCGCTCTGCCTCCCGGGACTGATCCGCCAGCCCGGTCAGCCCCAGGCTTTCGTAGAACTTGGTCCGGTACTGGGACAGGGTCAGGTTAAAGCCGGCGAGTTTTTCGGATGCCGTGGCAACGAAGTTGTCCAGCCAGCCGATCTCCACCTTTTCCGCGCCGCCGCCCGGCTTCGTGAGCTTGAGGGCCATTTCGGTCAGCTCGAGCATGGGCGGCAGGAGCTCGGCGGAAATCTGCTTTCCAAGCTTGCCGCCCTGGGCCTCCAGCTTCTTCCAGTTCTTTTCCAGCTGCTCTGCCTGAGCGGCCTGCTCGGCGGTGATCTTGCCGTGGAGCTCGCCCTGTTCGGCCAGGTCCTTGAGGAAAGGGAGCATCTGGGCCCCGGATTTGCCCAGCAGATCGATGGCGAGGGCCGTCTTGCCGGATCCGTCCTGGAACTCGCTGAGCCTGTCCGCGACCAGCTTCAGGGCCTGGCCGCCGTCCATGGACTGGAGCTTTACCTTGTCGAGGCCGAGGACCGACAGGGCATGGGCGGCGCCCTTCGATTCCTCGTCTGCTCCCGCCAGGGCCTTGGTGAGCCGTATGACCCCCTGCTCCACCATCTCGACTTCATGCCCGCCGGCCTTCGCCACCCCAACGAGGGCCGAGAGGGATTCCACCGAGGCGCCGGTTTTCTCGGACATGTCGTCCAGGGCGGCAGCGCCGCTGACGTAGCTCTTGAAGTTGTTGGCGATGGCAGCGGTTGAAAGGATCGCCGTGAAGCCGGAGAAGACCTTCCCCGCCCCAAAGCTGGCGCTTTCGAGGCGACCCAGCCCGGAGACGACGGAGTCGATGGCCGACTTCGTTTCGTCCTTGGCTGAGATGATGATCTTCGTCGCTTCTGTCATAGGTTCCGCACCAGTATGGTTTCCGCTTCCAACACCTGCAGGTCGGCGAATAGTGCCGGCCAGTCTTTCTTCTTCACCGCCATCAACTTCAGCGCCGCCGGGATCGCCGCGTAATCCAGCCCCAGACGGTGCCCGAAGGGGCCGATGCGCCATTGGCTGTACAGCGCATCGAATACCTGCAGGGGAAGGCCGTTGTCAGGCCAGAGCCCGAATTCCTCCACCCTACCCTTCAGTGCCTCCCGGGCCTCCTCCAACTGCTCCGGTGTTGCTCCCATGGCCGCCAGGGCTTCCAGCGGGCCATCATCGATCGGGTTGCCGCGGACGAGGAAGTCCGCGGCCTCCCTCAGTTTTTTACGCGGCTCTCCATCAGCGCCTTGGCGTAGGCCGTGGCGACCTCTCCCGGCGCGGCGCCGTAGTTGCCGAAGAATTCCGCCAGGGCATCGACGCTGTATGGCTTATCGAAGTCCTCTTCGCTCCAGCCGGCGATAATTTCGTTGAACTGGGCCGCGAGACTGGGGAATTCACTGGAGCGCCAGGCGGTCGCCGCCTCGAGGCTCTTGTGGCGGAAGAGCATCCGGACCTCAACCGGCTCCGGCTTTCCATGCACGGTGAGGCGCACGGGGGCTTCGAAGGTGAGGTCGGCGCTGGGAATGATGACGATCTTGCTCATAGCAGCACCAGGCGGAATTCGTCGTTTCCGCTGACGGGCAGAAAGCGCAGGCCATAGCCGATCAGGCGCCGGCCGTTGAAGTCTTCCTTGGCGGGGTTGATGAGCTGGACAGCCGCCCCCACCAGGAGGACCTTGTGGCCGGCCGTCGTTCCGTGCAGCAGGGACAGGCTTTGGGTGGCCGTGGCCTTGACGGCCGTCATGAAGGTGACTTCCTGGGCGGCGGTGAGGTCAAAGGTCGCCTTGCCGGTCATGTCCCGGCCGGTGATATCGGCGGACTCCCCGCCGAGGAGCGGGATATGCTGCACGTTGTTGCCGCAATCGACTTCCAGGCCGCGGCTCGGGTAAGCGGTGCCGCCTGTGATGGCGCCGGCGGCGTAGGTTCCGCCCAGGGTGACGTCCCCGGTATTGGGATTGGTGACGGCCTGCGGGACCTTGAAGCCGGTCAGGGTCAAGGAACCCGGGGTGGCTTCGGACATGCCGCCGTCGAGGCCGAAGAACTTGAAGCTCATCACCGGGCGCTGGCCGGCGATGGGCTTGAAGACGACATTGCCCCGGCAGCCGAGGGCCTTGTGGAGAACGCCGTCATCGTAATAGTAGATGGTGACGGATTCCTGGCCGGTGGATACCGGGGTGTATTCTACCCGGGCCGGCGTGGCGAGCAACGATTCGGCGAAGCCGCAGGCGCGGAGCAGGCAGCCGTAGCCGGGGGCCTCGCCGGCGGTGCCGCCATTCTGCAGTTCGATGTCGAAGCTGATTTCGACGTAGGCATCGCCGACCAGTTGCTCGGAGGCGCCGAAGTAGGACCGGACCAAGTCGCGGTCGATGTTGTTGGAATTCAGGGGGTTGATGCTCTGGTTGCTGATGAGCATCGCATTGGCGTCGCCGGTCGGCACCGGATCCACCCCGTAGGCGGACTCGATCTTGGCGAGGATGGCGGTGTTGCGCGTGAAGCGGGGCATGGGTTATTCCTCGTTCTGGGCGGCAGGGGCGGCGGGATTGGCAGCGGCGGCACGCTCAGCGCGGGTGTCGGTGGGCTTGGCAGCGGCGGCACGCTCAGCGCGGGTGTCGGTGGGCTTGGTGTTCTCGATCAAGTCCAGGCCGCCCTGGGCGTTCTGGCGGTAGCTGCCGCCGGACTGGGGCAACGGGGGGTGTTTGTCGGTCATGTCAGGACTCCACGGATCGGGCGCCCGTGCGGTAGCGCACCCGGTAGGTTTTGGTGATCGCGGCGACGGGCTTTTCCCGCTGGGCGCGCTCCCGGCTGCTGGGCCCTTCCTCGATGTCATCGGCCAGGCCGCCGAGGGTGAGGTTGGCCATCAGGCGGTTATGGGCTTCCACCATGGGGGCGTCGGCCAGGGAAGAAGCGGCGTGCCCCTTGGCAAGCGCGGTGAGGCGAACATCGAGAACGCGGTCGGCTACGCCGATGGTGAACAGGCTGGGCTCGGGCTCGTCGCCCTCCTCTACGGCGATGGCGGCCGACACCGCGCTGTCGATGGCGACGGTGACGTCCCGGTGGACGTCGGCCGACGGCACCGAAGACATCGGGGGCACCGTCAGGAGGGTGACGATGGCCTGCATGATCTGTTCGGCTTTGCTGGCCATCAGGACTCCTCCAGGATCAGCAGGGTCATGCCGCCACTCACCCCGTCAGGACGGAGATCCGCCACGGTATAGCCTGTCCCGTTCACGGTGATCGCTGTGTTTCGCGCAACCGTGGATACGTCTGCACTACTGCACAGAAGAGTCGGCTGGCGGCCCCCAACCAGCCCCCCAAAGGCTTCGCTGTAGCCGTTGGAGAAGACGCCAGCCACCACCCGCCCAGAAATCACCGCCGAAGCATTGGCGAGCTTCGCCAGCGCCGCGGCGTTGACTCTGGATTCGAGGGTGGAAAAGCTCATCGCTTATCAGGCCGCGATGATGCCGGCGGCACGCAGCTCGGTCAGAAGCGTGTTCAGCTTCGCCGCGATGTCGCTGTCGTTCTGGTTCTGGGTGGTGAGGTCGGTGACGCCGGTATTGACCTTCGCGGCCAGCGAGGCCACCGCATTGATCAGAACGGTGTTGAGCGACCGCTGCTTGGCCAGTTGAGCGGCCAGGTCGGCGAAGTTGTTGTTGATCGCGCCCGACACGTCACCGCCGTTGGTCGCGCCGACAGCTTCCAGGGTCGTGTTCGCGGCGCCGCCCGTGCTATCGGTCAGCGCGTCGGTGTTGGTGGCCGCGGCGATGGTATCGCCCGCCGCACCGCCCGAGTTGTCGGTGATCGCGGTGATCGTGAGGCCGTCGGCCAGGGTGGAGTCGTTGGTGGCGGCGCCGGTGGAGTCGGTCAGGCTGACGATGGCAGCCTGGGGGCCCTCAGCGGTGGAGGGAACCCCCTCATTCAGCACCACCTGGGCGGTGGTTTGTCCGTTCGTCTTGGCGGCCAGCAACGCGCCGATCAACAGGCCAACGGTGGAGTCGGTGTCAACCCGCTTGTTGACGTTGTCCCAGTAAGCCTTGGCGCCCTGAGCACCGGTGGCGGTGGACAGGGCGGTGAGTTCGAAAACACCGCAGCGGGCGAATGGACCGGACTCGCTGAGAGCCAGGGCGTTGATGGCCACACCGAAGATGCTGCCCACTTGGGCGCCATCCCCGGCGGCCACCGCGTAAGGCGCCACCAGGTCGAGCACGTCGCCTTCTTGGAGGTAGTTCTTGGTCATGTCGTTCTCCTTGGAACTTGAATGGGTTCGTCAGGCGGCGCCGAAGCGCCGCCAATCGCCTTAGCCGGGGTTCTTGGCCAGGGTGCGGAAGTCGAGGGCCTTGACGCCCGCATCGAGGCGCACCTTGAACTCGACGCCGTCGACCGCCCAGCCGCCCTGCTGCTCCAGGGTCGGGGTCTGGATGCCGTCCAGGTAGCTGACCTCGATGGTGTCGTACATGCCCGGATTGGCGGACCCGTACCAGGCAGCGGTGGAGGCGGCGTCCAGGCGAGCGTCGGAGATCACCTCGAAGAGGCCGCGCATGCTGTTCGGCGTGGTGTTGTTGCGGTTGGAGAGCTTGTTGGTGGCGTCCAGGATGCCGACTTCGTATTCGGAGTTGGCCACCACGCGGGCGGCGCCTTCCAGAGATACCGGGGCAATGATGTAGCCCAGGCGGATGTTGAGCGCCGCTTCGCTACCGACCTTCTGCCGGGCCATGGCCACGCGCATGGCGTCGGTGCTGGCGGTGCTCAGGGCGGCACCGGTCAGCAGGTTGCCGTGGTCGGCGTGGAACAGGGCAACGCCATCGGCCATGTTCGGATTGCCGGTGAGGATGGCATAGACCAGGTCGCCGACAGTGCGGATAGCAGCGCGGCCCATGCGCGCCGGGATCTTGCTGAAGGCATCCAGGTCGTCGTTGATGATGGCCTGGCGGGTGATGGCGAAGAGCTTTCCGTAGGTGGCTAGCTGCACGGTCTCGCCCCGCTCGCCGACGGAGGCGTACTTGTATTCCGCGCCTTCGGCGACCTTGTCCAGGGAGGGGAAGGTGTTGAGGTCGAGGCGCTTGCCGGCCTTGAAGTCGCCCAGCTGGCCCACGTTGGTCCACTTCTGGAAGGTTTCGTCCGCTTCCTCGTAGCCCTTGAGCATGGCTTTCTCGGCCACGCTGGAGAGCAGCAGAGGGAAGTCGCCGGTGGAGGTGAAGGCGGCGGCGACCACGTCCATCTTGCTCTTGCCGCGCACGTCGATGTGGGCCATGGCCAGGCACTCCCGGGCCATGTCCATCAGGGAGAGGCCGCGGTAGTTGTTGACGCGGTCGTCCTTGGCGAGGTTGGCCCGGGCCATCAGGGCCGCCATGGCGCCGGCGCGGAACTTGTCGCGGGAGTCCTCGACGGTGACGGCGTAACCGCCAGCGACGGGGGCCGAGCCCTTGCCGAGATGGGCCAGAAGCTTGTTGTTGGCATCCTGCACGGAACAGGTGATGTCGCCCTCGCAGGATGCCTGCAGGGCGGCAACGCCTTCGACGCCGGAGAACTTGGCGAACGAGGCCTTGATCTCTTCGCGGCGCTGGGCCTCTGCCTTGACGGCGGCGGCTTTGATTTCTTCTTCGGACTTGGCGGCAGTTTGCGCGGGCGCCGCCGGCTGGTTGGTTCCAGGCATATCGATCTCCTTGGAGGTTGGTGCGGCGGCTGCCGCAAAGGGTGACCCGCCGGCTGCCGGCAAGGACTTGAAGCGGGCGGACAGAGCCGCACGGTCAAAACTGGCGGCCATGGGCATGGCCTGGACGACGGTGTCGACGAAGGTTTCGGCCAGCGCCTGCTCGGCGGTGTACCAGTGGTCCTGGCCATCGGTGAGAAGGGCCAGCATTTCTTCGGTGGTTCGGCCGGTCTTGCTGGCGTAGCTGGTGGCCATGGCCTGGGCCCAGGTGTCCAGCATGTCGGCGAATTCGCGCAGGTCGGCGCTGTTGCCGGCGGCGTAGCCCCAGGGGGCGTGGATCATGAGCAAGGCATTCTCGGCCATCTCCACCGTGTCGCCGGCCATGGCGATGAGGCTGGCGATGGAGGCGCCGACGCCCTCGATGGAGGTGGTGACGGTGGCCGGGTGCCGCTTGATGGCATTGTGAATGGCGATGCCATCGGAGACGGATCCGCCATAGGAGTTGATGCGGACGGTAATTTGCTCGGCATCGATGGCGGCGATCTCCTGGACGAAGTCCTTCGCCAGGATGGAATCCCCATACCAGCTTTCGCCGATGTCGCCGAAAATCAGGATCTCGGCCGACTTCACGCCCTGCGCGGCGGCGCGGGTGCGAATGCTGTACCACTTGTTCGTTACCTGGGGCATAAGTTGCCTCCGTTCATTGGGTCTGCACAGTTTCGGGATTTGCCAGTCTCATTTACATGGAAAAATGAGACCTTTTATTCCGCCGGGTCGGGGGTGGCCGGCGGCTTCTCGGCTGGCTTCTCGTTGGCCAGGTCGGAGGCGAAGATCAGCCCCTTGTCCTTTGCCTCCTGGCGGAAGGCGGAAATTTGCTCGAGCACGTCGCGCGGGTTGACGCCTCGCTTGCGCATGACCTCCACTTCGCTGGCGAAGCCGTCCTGCACCAGCTGGTGCCAGGCGTTGGCTTCCTTGAGCGGGTCGATCCACGGCATGGACTGGCCGACGAAGAGCGCATCGTCCTGGCTGAACGGCTCCAGGTCGGCTGGCATGCGAACCACGCCGGAGAGGTGGGCTGCCAGTACGAACTGCTGCCATACCGGCTGCACGAACTGGCCGACGAATTCGTCGGTTAGGACGGCATAGTGGATCCACTGCTCCACCAGCTCCTGGCGCTGGGCGGAGTAGGTGCCGCTGTAGTCGCGGGCGATGCTGGAGTAGCTTGCCCCGATCCCGGCAGCGACCGCGCGCAACTGGCCCTGGCGGAAGGTGACGACATTGGGGTTCGGCCGGTTGGAGTCGATGAGGCCGATCTCCTCGCCTATGCCGAGGTTGTCGATAATGGTGCCCGGTGATAGCCCGATCTCCCGCGGCAGGACGTTTCCATCTGCGTCACGCGGCCCGGTACTGGGCTCGTAGAGTTCTGGCGATCCTTTCTTTACGTAGGCGGTGAGCGCCGCGGCGATCTTGGCGGCGATGCGCTCGGATTCCTCGTAGTCCTTGATGTCTTCCAGCCGGGTGATGACGCTGGCGAACTCGGAGACGCCGCGCATCTGACCGATCCGGTCCACCGAGGCGAGCTGCAGCATGCGGGCGGCCTCGATGTATTTGAGATCGCTGGACAGGTTGAGGGTGACGCGATCGTTCGGGAAGTTCCGCCACACCCAGTAGCCGGTCGGCTTGCCCCAGGCGTTGCGCTGGATGCCCTGCCGGATGTTTTTCCCGAGGTCGTCGTAGTCCATCGGGATCATGTCGGCCTCGAAGAGTTCGAGGGAGAACGGCACGCGGGTTCCGTGATCAAGGTATGGAACCTGGCCGATGAGCGACTGGCTAAAGGCCTCCCCATCCCGGAACCAGGTCTTGGCCATGAGGCGCTGCACCTTGGCCCAGTGGTGGCGCTGGGTGACCTCCGGGCATTGGCACCAGTCGCGGTAGGCGGAGCGCAGGGCCTGGGCGTACTCGGCGTGAATGCTGCCGTCCTTCCTGCGCGGCTGGGGCTCGATGCCGATGCCGGTGGGGCCGACGACGTTGTTGACCAGGACGCGCAACACGCCGCGGGCGATGTCGTGATTCTGTTCCAGGTTCCTGGACAGGGTGCGCAGGGCCAAGGCGCCGTACTGGACCTGCAGATCTGGGGACCGCTGGTCGCGGGCGAACTTGCGCAGGCGGGACGGTTGCGCGGCTTCGTACTCGCCGAGTACGCGCCGGGCATTGAGGCGGCGAAGCCCAGCGGCGGGACTGAAGAATGAGACCAGACGGTCGAACGGGTTGAGAGCCGGGCGTTTCATCCGTTCCGCCTCCAGGCGCTGCGCGTCGTGGCGTTAAAGCTGGCGACGCTCATCGACAGGCCGCCGATGGCGGGCGCCTTGTTTCCCCGGGCGGTCTCGGCGGCGACGCGCTGTTCCCATTCCTTGCGGCCGGCAATGATGCTCGGCAGATCTTCCATGCGCAGCCGGCGGCCATTCTCCAGGGTGACTTCCTTCCCCTCCAGCAGGGCGGACTCTGCAGCCAGGTACTTGGCTAGCATTTCGGTAGCGGTGCTCATCGTTGAACCTCTGGATTGGGTTCGGTGAGGCTACCGGCCGGCAAGTCTCATTTACATGGAAAAATGAGACTTTCAGCGGCGATTACCCGCCCTTCAGCATCCGATAGAACTGGGCCTTGCTAAGGCCGTACCGGGCGCATAGTTCCTTACGGTTGCGGCCGTCAAAGTCGCGCAGGACCGCATCGCGCCGGGCATCCCGGTCGACCTTCTGGATGTATACCGATTGCCCGCCATAGGTCAGGCGCAGTTGCTGCTCAAGCTGCTCAGCCACGCTTTCTGTGAAGGTTGCCTCACCCAGATCCTGAACAGCCTTAATCAGGGATCGAATGATGTCGTCAGCACTTTTCAACGAAAACCTCTCCTTGACCATTCATCCTTGGCGAATCGCGTTGCCGGACGACTCGCCGGCGCCGACGGGGCCGGCTGTACAGGGGCCTGCGCGGGCGGTTCTGGATCCGGCGGCGGTGCAGACGTCTCCACGCTTGCGGCCGGAGCAGGCAATACCGGCGGCGTGCTGAAAAGATTGGGCGCGAGATCCCGCTCCCAGGCATCCCAGGTGGAATCCGGGGTGGTATGCAGGCCGAGGACCTGGCACAAGAACATGGCGATCACGGTACAGTCCAGAACCTCGTTCCGGTGGCCACTGGGGCAGACCCAGCGATCCGCCCAGCCGTGGGCCACACGGACGCGGATTCGGTGCTCCGCAGCCAGCTGGTCGAAGAACTGGGGCGGCAGGTTCCGGTTGAGGTGGACGTATCCCCGGCCGAAGGTCTTGACCTGGTCCAGGCGGCCGTGGAGCAGATCCTTGGCGGTGTCGACGCAGATGCGCCAGAGCTTGATGCCCCGCTTGAGGGTGCGGCCGAAGGCATTCACATCCACCCAGCTGGGCTTCATCTTGATGGGGGCCCCCAGGGCCTGGTCGCCCTTGGTGGCATAGACCTTGTGGTGGGTGCGGGCCCGGCAGTAGTTGTAGGCCTGGTGGGTCCAGTTGGTGCCGCCGGTGTCGATCCCCACGGCGTCGATGGGCATATCGTGGCCGTTGACGTGCTTGTAGATGGTCTTGATGACCGGGTCGAGTTTTTCAGCCCACTCCTCCTGCACAGCCGGAGAACCGTAGATGACCCGGTAGTCGATCGGCCACATTTCCTCGCCGCGGCCGACGGCCCAGGCCACGGCCTCCCAGCGATCGGCCTGGGTGTCGATTCCCATGACGATCTTGCAGGCGCCCTCGGGGACGATCTGCAGGGGGATGTCGATATCGGTCTTGGCCCGCTCCCGCAGGAGGCTGGCATCGGTATGCTCGAATTCCTCTTCCCAGACATCGGCCAAGGTCTCGTTCTTGAAGCCCTGCATGGGGCCGTTGTCGCCGACCTTCTGGGCTTTACGGGCCTCGAGGAACTCCCGGACGATGTCCGGCCAGGTGCGCTGGGGGCTGTAGGCGGTCCAGACATTGACGAAGGCGACGTGGCGCGGCGCTTTCCTGGGGTTGCTGTCGCCATCCAGCCACAGCTTGCGGATATGGTCGTAGGTGTAGTTTCCGCAGCGGCTGACCCACAGGCCCTGCTTCCAGGTCGCCAGGTAGTCGGCCTGGGCGATGGCCTCATGGCAATGGGGGCAGACGTGGCGGACGGTATTCGGGTCGTTGTTTTCCCACTTGAACCCGTGGGCGACGTCCTTTCCGCCCCAGCGCAGCGGGTGCGAGACGCCGCAGTGTGGACACGGGATTTCGTACTGCATGACCGCGTCGGCACATTCGACACGGCGACGTATATGGCTGGTGAGTTTGTGCCGGGGCGTGGTGCCTGCGATGACCTTGGGGAAGGGCGCGCCCTCCAGGCGCCCGACCGCGCCCGTGAAGGGGTCGATGGTCTTTTCAACCACCTGGTCCATGGCGTCCAGTTCGTCCAGGATGGCCACGGCGATGGTGATGCGGCGGAAGCTGCGGGCGGCCTTGGCGCCAAGGAGGTGGAGGACGCTGCCGCGGAAGCGCTTGAACTTGATGGTGTCGTCATCGCGGCCGGCGCGGCGCACCGGGGCCAGGGCCTTGCAGATGTCGAAGGCCGGGGAAATCTCGGACTTCTCAAAGCTGTCCCGGTCATCGTCGGTAGGCTGCCAGATGGCCTGCTTCCGGCGGCGGTGGGAAGCGTTGTAGGCGCCGAAGCCGACAATGGTCTTGGTGTAGCCGACCCGCTTGGCCTTCTCGACGTCCACCTCGAAGATGTCATCGTTGGAGAAGGCATCCATCCAGCCGATCTGGAACGGCCAGGGCTCCCACAGGCCCCGGCGGTGGCTGGACTCCTCGTCCATTTCGAAGTGCTTCTCCGCCCAGGTGCTGTAGGGCATGGGCGGATCCGCCCGCAGCGGTGCCAGGCCGGCAGCGATGGCTCGCTTGATGGCCTCCAGCTGGGCGGGCGGAATGTTCTGGCTCATTCCTCGGGAGTCTCCACCAGGAATTCGTCTTCCTCCTGGACGTCGGTGGGTTCCAGGGTGTCGGCGACGAGGGAGGCGGTCTTGCGGACCATCTCATTCCGGGCCGAGGCGATCTCGGCCATGATGGCATCGCGGGCGGCCTGGGGCAGGTCCGGACAGACCCGGCGCAGCGCCGCCGGGATCTGGTCCATGCGGTCCACCACGGCCTGGGAGGCGTTGGCCAGGACGTCGGAGAGGAGCTCGATGGGGGCGTAGGTGCCCCGGGCTACCTCGTTCTTGATCTCCTGCCCTTCCCGCTGCGCCCGCGCCAGCAATGCCCGCTCGCCGGCGAGGTCCAGGTCGCCGCCGGCGGCACGGCCGGCAGCTTCTTCCCGGAGCTTGCGGATGTACTTGATCCGGATGTCGGAGAGCGGGACCTGCTTGTGATCCAGGCCGAACTCCGTCAGCAGCTCCCGCAGGCGCCGGTCTGAAATATCCAGGTGGGCGGCGATCTCGGCCTGGGTCGGACGCTGGTCCGCCCGGGCCTGCTCATCGCGCAGGTGGCCGATGTAGGAATGCACGATGGGGGCCAGGGCGTAGGCGTCCTTCCCGACCCGGGGAATGATCCCCGCATTGACCAGGCGGGTGAGCTCACCCGGTGTCAGGTCCAGGAGCCGGGCGGCGGTGTCGTGGTTGAGGTGGGCGGACATGGATCAGCTATCAGTCCCGGCGCTCATGCCGCGACGCCTTGACCGCATCGGCCATCGCCAGGATCTGATCGTCACCGAGACCGCCAATGACGGCATGGTCATCGCGCTGGTTGGCCTCGAGGCGGTGGATCGCCCATGCAAAGCGGCCATCCAACCCTTTCTCATGAACCAGCTTTACCGGCTGGCGGTGGCAGTTGCAGCCCAGGTCAAACTCGATTCGTATCGGCTTCATTTTTCTTACTCCGCTTCCCAATCTCGCGCTTGACCAGGCACTCGATGTCCGCCACGGGATCGCCCAGGCCGATCCTCTCCGACTCGGCAGCGCTGGTGGCCACCAGTTGGTAGCTGATGCCGTCAATCCGGCCGATGAGTGCAGACGTCTGCGCACGCCCCTCTTCCTGGATTCCATACGCCAGGTCGCTGACCAGGTGGAGCAGCTTCTCCCCGTCCAGCTTCACCGGCGACGGCTTCGCCCGCTCGCCGCTGGCCCGGCGACCCGCGGAAGCGCCCTTCCCTTGCGGAGCCGTAATGGTCGCCAGCGCCGCGGCGCTGATCCCCAGGGAGTCGAGATCCAGGCCGGCACCGTTGAGCTCCTGCAGCAGCTTCTCCAGGACCTCCACATCCCACTCCGATTCCCGTCCGATCTTGTTGTCCGCGATGATGTAGGCCCGCTTCTGGGCATCCGTCAGGCCGGTGCGGCGCAAGCACGGCACGGTGGCCATGCCGGCCCGGATCGCCGCCAGGCGCCGGCCGTGGCCCGCCAGGACGACGTTGTCCTCATCGATGACGATCACCCCGTTGAAGCCGAATTGTTCGAAGCTGGCCACCAGCTGGGTGATCTGCCCATCCCCGTGCTTCATGCTGTTGTCCGGGTGCGGAGTCAGCTGATTCGGGTCAATTTGTTCGATAACGTGTTGATTCAAAACCGGAACCCCCTATAGAAAGTTGATAAACAGCGGAAAAACGAGGATCTAATCACCCGTGACCCTGGAGCCCAGGAAGGACCCGTGATCTGGGGTGATTTCTCTGTGCCCGGGCGATTCACTTGGCGGTCCTCACGGCATCAGCCAAGGCGGCGGCAAAGGCGGGGGACCACTCCCGGGCTACTACCTGGGCGCCGATCTCCTGGAATTTGAACCGGGCGCGGTACTGGGCGGGATCGATGAAGATGAGGATGGGGCGGACGAAGGACTTGCCGGCCGTGCCGTTCGGGAAGTGGCGCTCCCAAATGCCATCAGGCAGGTCCGTCTTCCCGCCGCCGGAGAAGTACGCAAAGCCGTGCTGCATCCCCTTGCGCTGGCCTTTCATGAGGCTTTGCTTGGTTCGATCCTTCATGTTGGCCCGGTATCCCGACTCGGGGAATGCCTGGAACCAGGAGAGGATCTGCACGATCTTTGCCTGGGTGATGTTTCCGTAGGCGTCCAGGGCATTGGAGCGCTTGGCGAATACCGCCATCTTTCCAGGAGGCATGGCGCCGACCCTCTGCAGGGCGAGCTCGAAGCGCTTCGGCACCCGATGGCCACCGATGATCTGGGCCAGCAGATAGGCGGATGGCGGAACAGCGTTCTTCCCCTTCGTTCCCAGAGCCGCGTCGGCAGCTGTCCGCCTGAACCCATCATCCACCCCGATTACCACGCTGAGATCACCCTTCGTCGCCCCCTTGAAGACCTTGACCGCCTTGACTGTCCTCGGCGTCGGCCTGTCGAAGATGCTGACGATCTCGGAATTCTCACGGCTGGCAACCTTGCCGGCGAGGACGTTGAGCGCCCGGCTGGCAGCAAACGGCACTTGCCGTTTGTGGCGCTCGGAAATCCGGCGGGCCACGGCGGAGACATCGCTGGTGACGCTGATTGTGACCATGCTTAGTTCCCCCGTTCCCGCTTCGCCTTCTCTTCAGCGGCCTTGGCACGCATTCCGGCCTCGGCGCTGCGGATGATGAGGTTGTAGGCGCAGACCCAGCTCGCCGCGTCGGACAGCCAGTGGGACCACATGGCGATGGTCGAGGAATCGCCCGAATCCACCGCCGCCTTGACCGCCAATCCGATGTCCCTTTCGTCCTCCTCCGTCCAGTCACCCGTCTCCAGGCGGTTTTCGGCGACCACGGCCCAGTCGGCCCGCATCTTGTCGAGCAAGGATTTCATGCCATTCCCTCCGAGGTTGGGAAGGTTGGGAGCAGGTTGGGAAGCCGGAAAGCCCGAACTGGCGCGGATCTTCCTAACCTTCCTAACCTTCCCAACTTGAATTTCCGTGTGTGTGGGTGTGTGTGTGGGTGCGCATGCACGGGTGCGCCTACGCATGCACACACACGTGAGAAAAGGTTAGGAACGTTGGGAAGGTTAGGAACTCGCCCTATCCATGCGGGTTTCGGGGTTCCCAACCTGCTCCCAACCTTCCCAACCTCCGGGGCTTCAGAACGGCGCACGGCGTCCCTCCCCGTATTGCTGCGCTGGCTGTGTGGCTTCCGACGACGCCGCCTTTCTCGTGGGCGGCCTGTACCAATAGCGCACCATGCCATTGCGTTTTTCCACCCGGGTGCAGCCCAGTTTCCGCAGGGCTATGCCGACGCGGGTCTGGGTGTCCCGGGTGAGTTTCGATGCATCGAGCTTGAGCCCCTCCAGGACGGCCATGGCCACGGAGAAATCCGCCGTCTGGCCATAGACCCAATCGTGGAGGGCATCGATAAACGAGTCCGGCTGCTCCCGCTGGAGCTGCTCCGGGTCGAAGATGTCTTTCTGTTGCTCTGCCGTGGGCCAGAATCTTTCCTTGGCCAGGTAGGCGGCCAGCGCCTCGGCGAAGAGCTGGTCGCGGTTATCCCGCAGCCCATCCAGGTTGAGGGCATCGGTGCACATGACCGGCCAGAAGCGCCGGCCGCCCGTGGGGTCCTTCTGCCACTCCCAGTCGTTCACCGAGCCGGCGAAGACCGTCTGGCGCGGCGCCTTGATGTCCCGGCGGCCATACACCGGCCGGTATTTATCCACCCGCCGGGTGAGGAAGCTCTTTTGCTTGCTCGCCTCGGCCTTGGCCAGCGAGCCCAGCTCCGCGAATTCGTGGAGCCACACCCCCTGCAGGGAGGCCATGGCGTCCTTGTTGTTGAGGTCCAGGTCGGTGTCGTCGAACCAATCGCCGGCCAGGATGCTCAAGGCGGTGGACTTGCCCTTGCCCTGGGTGCCTTCGAGCACCAGGCAGGTATCGAACTTGACCCCGGGCTCCATGACCCGGGCGACCATGCCGATCAGGTACCACCGGGAAACCAGGCGGACATATTCGGAGGTTGCCACCCCCAGGTAATCCGAGAGCCAGGTGTCGATCCGCGCCGTGCCGTCGTGTTTTGGCAGGCTGCTCAACCAGTCGCGGACCGGATGGAACGAGTGGGCCCGGGCCAGGGTTTCGACGGCTTCCATGACCCGCGCCGAGGTGGGCGTGATTTCCTCCTGGCGAGTGAGCCAGATGGCCGTCCGGGAATCATCCACCCCCTCCCAGTCGCCGACGTCGCCGTTGGCAAAGGGGGGCGGCTTGAGCTTCACGGCCCGCAGCGAGAACTCGTTGAACCCGAGCACCCCGCTCCACTCCCGGCGGTTCGCCAGGATGTCATAGACGTTGGCCAGGCAGTCGCTCAGCTCACCCTTCTTCCAGAGGAGATTGTCCCGCCACCGATCCGGATCGCCGGCCGGCCGGCGTTTCGCTTCACCCGCGTCGGAAGGTGCGGAATCGCTTTCCTCGCTCGGCGGTTCCCAGGGCTTGGCATGCTGGCGAAGATGCATCGCCAGATCTTCTCCATGCCACCCATCGTCGATCATGTCGGCGATATCCCAACCGTCCGGCTTTTCTCCGGGCCCGGGGATATCGACATTCCACAGCCGGCAGCCACGGGCGGCCAGCTGCAAACGAACCTTGGCCATCGCCTTGGCGCCGGGCTGATCGGCTGCCGCAAGGTAAGGCGCATCGAGCGGATCGACGCCGGCTTCCTTCTCCGCCTTGGAGAGCTTCTTTCGCTGGGAGTCGGCATCGGCCCAGGTCATGACCTTGCGGCCGGCAAGAGGCGACCAGTCGGCCTTATCGACGGCATTGGCTCCGCCGGGCCAGGTCATCACGACCAGGTCGGGTAGCTCGGCCTGGCCGGCGTCGGCGCACTTCTCTCCCTCCACCACCAGGACGGTGGCGTCCGGCTTGGCGGAGAGACGATCCAGTCCGTAGAGCGGCCGAGGCTCAGGGAACGCCACCCAACACCACTTCTCGGCCCCGGTCTTCTCATGCCGGCAGTAGGTCAGCGGGGTGATTTCCTTGCCGCCCGTGCTTTTGACGAAGCGGCAGATGTACCCCAGCACCCGGCCCTGGATATCCCGATAGCACCAGGTGCGCTCGGGGATTCCTCGGAACTCATGGGCCCTGGGCGGCGGCGGGGCATTTTCAGGCAGGGGAAATACGGGCACCCACTTGGGCGCCTCGGGCGGCTTCGCCTCAGTTTCCTTCGGTGGCTTGTCGGCCTTTTCTCTGGGAATTGCGGGTGGCTTAGCCCTCTCCCCCGGCTGCGCCGACGGCGCGGCATCCGGTATTCCCAGCTTCGCAGCCAGATACTTGGCGGACTCGACCTGGTCATCATCGTGGAACAGGTAGGCCCGCAGCGATACGAGATCCTTTCCCTTGGCGTCATCCGTGGCGAAATCGCCCCAGGCGCCAGTGGCCAGGTTAATGGAGAAGCTGCCCTCCCGCCGGTCATCCCGGATCGGGTTGCGCGCCTTCCATTCGTGGCCCACCTTGTGACCGTCCGGAAGCCACTCCCGGACCAGCGAGTCGGCACAGGCCAGGGCGGCCGAGGCGATCCGCTTGAAATCGATATCTGGCAGCCGGCCTTTCCCCTTGTCGCCGCCTACTCCCTGATTCGTCATCTATCGGCGGCCCTGTCGGTTCCTCAGATCCCAGTCATCCCGGCAGTCGGAATCGCAGAATCGGTGCCCTTCCGGCACCGATGCAAAGCAGTTATGGCATTCCCCGGTGGCGGGAAGTTGAACCGTGGCCTGGCGGGCAAGCGCCACCAGCAGCTCGCGGTCCTTTTCCTCCCGCTCGCAGGCGGTATCGATTTGATCTGCGCTCACGCCTTGCTGCCGGAGGAAATCGACAGGGCTGGCGCCGCCGGCGGGATCTCCCGAACCATCGACTCCAGTTCGGATAGCAGGCGCATGATGGTTACGATGTGCCGTTGGCCCCGCAGCTTGATGGCGGCAAACTCGGCGGGCTCGATGACTCCGTCCGCCCGCGCCTCAGTAAACTCGGCGCTGAGATGACCCATGGACTGGATGGTGTCCAGGTAAGCCTGGAGCACGTCGTCTTCGGCTGCCGGACCACAGGGGAGCGGCAGGAAGGTGCCATCGAACTGCTCGCACATCGCCTCGATGAACCCCGTCGTCTTTAGGCCTTTCGCCAGGGCGATGCCTTCCCGGACCGTTATTTCGTAGTGGGGCATCGCCTCCGAGAACTTGTTGTAGAGGACGCCGGGAGAACGGCCGATCCGCTTAGCCGCATCCTTGATACCCCCCTCCGCCACCTCCAGCTCGTCGCCGAGAACCTTGACCGGATCACGCTTCATGCCATTTTCATGATTAGACATATGCAACTCCATCAGTAAACTTTCGAAAAGCCACTCGTCATACTGCGGTCATGACAACAAACGAGCACAACATGACCAGCACGCCGCTACCTCAGAATCAGGTCACCTCATTGATGCATGGGGCCAATTGCTCCGGCCTGATTACAGGATTTCACCTGATCCCGGTCGAATCGCCGCCCGGTATGCTTGGGTCGTTGGCGAGGGGGACGGAATGCACGAACTTATTGACCATTCAGGCAGCCTCATGATGTTCATGGCCGGAGGATCGACCGGATTCGTCGCTGCCCCTGGGGCGCACCCAATCGGTTACGGCGACATCGCCGCCGGTTACGGACTGAATTTCGAGTGCCCGCTCGAGCGATATCCGTATGCGACCGTTGATGACATGCGACAACGCCGCCTGAGACATGGGCGGATCGAGGCGCAGGCCAAACTCGGCCTGCGTCATTCCCTCTCGCTTAAGGTAATCGGTAAGCTTCATGCATTCAATTATTGAATATTCAGAAACTGAAAGCAAGCCTTTGGAATATTCAGGGGCTGTAGTGGCGCCAGCGTCCGTGTATTGGAACAATCCAGACATGCATGAGACATGGCGGCATCGCGCAAAGCGCGCAATGAAGGGGCGAATCAGCCAAGAGACGCTCGCCGAGCGCCTTGGAACATCCCAACCCGGACTTAGCCACTGGCTAAATGGTCGATCCCAGCCCTCTTTGGACGACATCAACCGAATCGCCGACGAGATTGGCGTTTCCCGGGTCTGGCTGACCCATGGCCTGGGTTACGAGATGGGCCCGGGAAAGCGCCTCCTGGATGTGCTCATGTCGGGCGCGCTTGGCGAAGGCGACCTGGAAGCCCTGGCCATCACCGCAGAACAACTAGCCGCCGCCCGAAGCAACCTACAGAAAGCCCTGGGCGCCGATCCGGACAGTCTTTCAACCACCGAGGAGATCAAGAACAAGAGCGATGCAAGGCGAACTCTTTGACCTGACGGTGGCCAACCTCACCCGCGCCAGCGGCACTGCCCGGCTGCGCTGGACAGGCATCGCATCCGACCGGTGGAAATATGCCATCAAGCGCACGGCCGATCACCCCCTCCTTCCCGGCAGCGAATGGTTTTGCCACAAGCTGGCCGAGGCCGTGCATTTGCCAACCCCGGTCTATCGGAAGTTGCGCCTGGAGGAGGACGGAACCCTGGCCTTCGGTTCGCGCTGGGAGTCCGAGGCCAAGCAATGGGACACCATCGACCCCGGCGACCGGGAGCGTTATTTCAGGACTGGAATCAATGTTTGCCGAATCATCGGACTGGACCTGTTCCTGCCCAATGGCGACCGAAACCTGGGCAATTTTCTCTGGCACCTGATTGACGGCCACCCCGTCGCCATGGCCTTCGACTATTCCGAAGGATGGGCCATGCACGGCCCAATCGATAACCCACCGCCCCTTCCAGCCAATTGCCGAACGACGATGGTCATGCAATGGCTAAAGCAGATCGGAGCGCTCCGCCCTGGGGACATCGGGGAAACCCTGGGACGGATCACCCGATTGACTCCCCGGCACATCGGAATGATCGCCGACACGATCCCGGATGAATGGCTTCCTGCCGGTGGAAAGAATGCGATAATTGATTGGTGGTCCGCTCCCGAGACCGTCGGAAGACTCGCCATTCTGACCGCCCAATACCCATGCGCAGCCGTTACGACTACTCCCTCCTCCGCCTGATTCCCGATGCCTCGCGCGGCGAGGTCGTCAATATCGGCTTGGTCGTTTTCGGCGAAGCGGGCGTCGACGTCCGCATCACGCCAAACCTCGCCAAGGCGCGTGCCCTATCCGCCTGGGTGAATCCGGAGCATCTGCGCACCCTGCCGCAGGCCATTCCGGCCGCTCTGAACAAGCTCAACAGCCAGGAAATGCAGCTCTTCGCCCTGCAGGGCCTGTTTTCGCCGGTTACGGCAGACGGAATGGACGGCTCGTTCTTTGCCGGCCACCCGGAAGAATACGAGGCCCAGGTCGAGGCCACGCTTTCAGCGTACGTCACGCCGGAGCCGAAAACCCGGCGGGCCAGCCGGGCCGGCGCCGGGCGCCTCTACTTCGACCTGAGAACCTGGTTTGCCCGCAACCAACTCCTGGGGCGCAACACCGAGGAAATCCGCCAGCACAAGGTGGTGACTCACTACCCAGTCAACACCTCGGCGGGCATCTATGCCGAGTTCGCCCTCAAGAACGGCGTCTACCGCATCACCGAAACCATCGATTTCCGCGTCAAGGACGTGGGGGCGCACAAGAGCAACGAGGCAGCCGCCAAGGCCATGACTCTGATCGAGGCCCGGGCCGCCCTGGGCAGCGACACGGAGCGTTACGCCATTGTGGCCGCCAACGACTACTCCAAGGTCCAGGCCCAGATCAACCTCCTGGGCCGGCACGCCAACCATGTTCTCATGCGGGACAGCGCCGAGGACATGGCCTTCTATGCCCAATCCATCGCCAAGGCCGCCAAGATACCCCAGCTAGACCTTACGGCGTTCGCCGAGTAACCAAGTCCCACCTGGACTAGGCGGCAACATCTTCGTTCTCCGAAGGCGAGTCGAGTTTGTGGCCGCAGTGTTTGCAGACCTTCGCCATCTTCAAAATCAACTCAGCACATTCGGGGCAGCGGATTCGCTGCCCCGAATCCTCTTGTTGCACCGGAGTCGCAGGCGACGGCTCGAACGAGGCAGAGCTGGAACTTATCGACCAAAACAGGGCACCAATCCAGCCGATTGCCGTCCAGCCGAAAAATAAATTCAATAGGAATATCTTGACCATTCCGTCGTGGTCTCTACTCCAGGCAATGACGGTCGGCAAGAAATAAAGGGTCAGTACAAACAGGATAAATACAGTCGCATCTACCTTAGCCCCCATAACTGCCCTCCAAATACGAACGCCTGACCAGAAACCCCCAATTCTTTCAGCATCTCTAAACGAGATCAATAAGACTAACGTCATCTGCAGCCGCCCACGAGGCGGTTTTTTGTTGCCTTCCAAACGCTACCGAATGGCCTCTATCTCGAAATATTCAAAAACTGATTGACATAGTTAATTCAGTTTCTTAATATTTTTACAGCCACAGCAATCGAAGCAGTGAAAATCGCCTACCAAGGGAGCCACCCCATGAAGCTGCACCTATCCGCACTCAAGGTCCACCTCGCCCACTGCGCCGTCTCACGGAGCATCCGCCGCAACGTCGGAGTCGTGTTTACCGAGTCCGGCGTGCCCAAGGTGGCGGCGCTCCCCGTCCGGCACTAGGCCAGCCATGGTCCGCCGCACTCCGCTGCAGGAATACCGGGAGGCCTGCCAGATCGCCAAGGATCACGGACTCCTGGTGATCCAGAAGGGCGACATCTACCAGGTGTATCGCCGCAACCCCAAGCGCAACATCTGGCTCGGCCAGCGGAGCAGCCCCAGCGGCCTGCGCTCATTCGTCTGCACCCTGACCAAGTTCAAGTGAGGGCACGCGCAATGATCACTACCCACATTCCCGACGACATGACACTGGTGGCCGCCGCGGCCCGCGCCGCGTCCAGCGGCTTCTTCCTGGTCACCGACGGTCGGCGGACGCTGATCTCTCCCGTCGTCCCGCCCGGATTTCACAGGATCGTCGTCCGGAATCGGCCGGCCGAACTACCCCAGGAGATCACGCCGTGCGCTGCCTGATCGTCGCCCTTCTCCGCCTGGCCGCCCGGGCCAGGATTTTGGCCGAGGCCATCCACCAGCACGACCTGGAACGGCAATGCCGCACCCTGCAGAAGGACAGCCAGGTCCTGGACGCCGAGATGGACCTCATCCAGGCCGGCCGGATTGCCCTGCGCCGCCACCTCCACCAGCTGGAAGAGCAGCGCACCCGTTCCCGACAGCGGATGAACGCCCTGCAGGCCATCCGCCGCCAACCCGCCCACCCGCAACCCAGGAACATCGCCCCATGAAACAAGACCCCAAGACACTCCGCGAAAAGATTCTCGACTGGTTCGAACGCAACCTCGGCGCCAAGGCCCGCAGCGGCCCCCTGGCCAAGGCCCTGAAGGCAGACCCGACCCAGGTTGCCGCCGCACTCGGCCAGATGGCAGAAGCCGGCGGCGACCTGATCCGATGCCGCGTGACCGTCTCCGATGCCGAGCGCAACGGCGGAAAGAAGGAGCAGTGGGAATACGCCCTGGCGACGGGAAAGGCGCCGGCGGCGGTTAAGCCCTGGCATCCGCCCATGGCGGCCCGCAGAGATAGCAGCAGCGGCATCCCGTCCCACAGCGGGGCAGCGACCACCCAAGCCGGGAGTGGGGCCAATAACCCCGGCAGCCAGCCATCGGAGACCTCCCTTGCGACATCCATGGCCGAGGGGCTGGCCGAGGCGCCGGGCGCGGAGCAATCCGCCCCGGCCGCCGACGATAAGGTCTGTTGCGGCGCCGCCAAGGTCATGGCCACCACCGCCGGCCAGGAAGTCACCGCCCTGCGCGAAGAGATCGAACGCCTGCAGGCCGAACTGGCCCAGGAGCGGAACTTCTCGGAGATGGCCTCTGCCATGGGCCGGAAAACAATTTCGAACCTGGAACAGGAGTCCGCCAGGCTCAGGGAAGACCTAGCCAACACGCAAGCGGCATTCCGCATGATGAGCGCAGCCCTTGACAAGGCCACGGCCAGCGTCTCCGGGTTCGTGCTGCGTGTTCCAAAGCGCAAGCCCCGGTTCCTGTCCGAGAAGCCGAGCGCGCTCAAAGCAACAAACGACGCCGCCAAGAACGCCGGCCGGGCAGACCTATTCGCCCTGGTGAAGATCGGACGCGCTGTTGCCAAGCGCACCAAGATCGTTGAGTTCAACGAGGCGGCGTAACACCACTTCCACCACTACCTGAAAGGGCTTCCCATGCAATCCTCTCCCCAAGAAATCAACCCCATCCTCGGCACCGCCATGGCCGGCGGCTTCTACGCCGGCCGCATCAACATCGACGGCCAGGCCTATGCCCTGATCGTCGCCCCCAAGGCCGAAGGCGAACACGCCGACACGATCTGGCACAGCAAGGCCATCGACGGCGCCCTGTCCTACTGCGACGGTCTGGCCAACACCCAGACCCTGGCCGAGGCCGGAAGCAAGCTCGCCCAGTGGGCCCGGGACCTGCGCACCGGAGGCTTCGATGACTGGTATCTGCCGAGCCAGGACGAGCTGGAGATCTGCTACCGCAACCTCAAGCCCACCACCGAAGCGAACTATTGCTGGGCCCGCTCCGGCATCAACCTCTCCGCCCTCGATCCGACCCGACCCTACACGCCTGACTTTCCCGTGCAGACGTCTGCAGATCCGTTCCGCGAGAGCGGCGCCGAGGCCTTCGACCCGGTCTGGTACTGGAGTTCTACCCGCCACGCCTCGGCCGCCGAGTCTGCCTGGGGTCAGTACTTCAGCCACGGCAGCCAGAACTACGACCACCGCTACGACGAGCTCCGCGCCCGGGCCGTCCGCAGATTGCCCATTTAGTCATTCATCCATTTTCAGGAGTCATCCATGCCCCCCATCACGCTTGACGCGATCAAGGCCGAGCACAGCCGAATCGGCGAGATGATCGCCGCCTTCGAGGCCCAGGCCAGCAAGCCCGAAGCCATCCACTTCCCGGAAGCACTGATCGAGATCAACCCGGGCGAGCACTACGCCGGCCTCATCGTCGGCAAGGACGGCGAGCCGAGCTACCACCTGATCCTCCTGCCCGGCCAGGCCGACGACATCACCTGGGACAAGGCCAAGGACTGGGCCAAGGAAGCCGGCGGCGAACTCCCCACCCGGCGCGAACAGGCCCTGCTCTACGCGAACCTCAAGGAGCAATTCGAGGAGCGATGGTACTGGTCGGGCGAAATCAACGCCTCGGCCGCCGAGTATGCCTGGAGTCAGACCTTCTACGACGGCTACCAGAGCTACGGCCACCGCAGCAGCAAGCTCCGCGCCCGGGCCGTCCGCAGATTAGAAATTCAGTGATTTAGTCCTTTCATCAGCATGGCACTCCATACCGCCCTTCCGATTTACAAGGCTGCCTACAGCCTGTTCGATCTCATCACGGATCTCGCCAAGAACATGCCCAGGGATTTCAAGGCATCGATCGGCGGGAAGCTCCGGGACGAGCTGGTCGAGATCCTGGTGCTGATCTTCCGGGCTAATACCGCCCGGGAGAAAGCGCCCCACCTCGAGCAGCTCATCGAGCGGCTGCAGGTGGCCGAGCTTCTGCTTCGGCTCTCCCGGGACAAGCGTCTGATCTCCACCGGCCAGTACGCCAGGACGGTAGAGCTGACGCAGAGCATCGGCAAGCAGGCGGGGGGATGGCGCCGTTCCGCAACTTCGCCCGCTTCCTGATGGTTACGGCCACCATGACTGTGCGAACTCTTAATCTGGTCGTGCCGCTGGCTCACAAGGCCACCGATAAGCGCACCGCAGAGACCGCCGGCAGCCGCCGGGCCCGGTCTGGCGCAGTTTCCCCGCTGATCGGCGAGAGCCTTCGGCGGGGCGACGTGGATAGCACGAACCATACGCCTCGGCCGCCGAGTATGCCTGGAATCAGAACTTCAACAACGGCAACCAGAACAACAACAACCGCAACAACAAGCTCCGCGCCCGGGCCGTCCGCAGATCAAGGCGAGCGCCACCATGCTGATTTCACTTTCGAAGATCTGGTCCAGGCCTACCTGGACTGCCGAGAGTCCAAGCGCAACAAGCCCTCCGCGCTGGCTTTCGAGCAAGACCTGGAACGCAACCTGTTCCAACTGGACGACGAGCTGCGGGCCGGCACCTACCGGCCCGGCCGCTCTATCTGCTTCGTCATCACCCGGCCGAAGCCCAGGGAAGTCTGGGCCGCCGACTTCCGGGACCGGATCGTCCACCATCTCTTCCACAACCGGATCTCGCCGCGCTTCTACGCCTCGTTCATCGCCGACTCCTGCGCCTGCATCCCGGGCCGCGGCACCCTCTACGCGGCCGAGCGGCTGGAAGCCAAGATCCGCAGCATCACCCAGAACTGGCGCCGGCCGGCCTTCTACCTGAAGCTCGACCTGGCCAACTTCTTCGTCAGCATCGACAAGGCCATCCTCCGCGACCAGCTGGCCGCTCGGATCCGGGAGCCCTGGTGGATGGCCCTGGCCGAGACCATTCTATTCCATGATCCGCGCCAGGATTACCTGCTGCGCGGTAACCCAGCCCTCCTGGAGCGCGTACCGCCCCACAAGCGCCTCATCAACCAGCCGGCCCACCTGGGCCTGCCCATTGGCAATCTCAGCTCCCAGTTCTTCGCCAATGTCTATTTGGACGCCCTAGACCAGTTCGTGAAGCACCGCATCGGCGCCCAGCACTACGTGCGCTACGTTGATGACTTCATCCTGCTCCACGACTCGCCCCAGTGGCTCAATGAGGCCCGCGACCATATTGAGGATTTCCTCACAAAGGTATTGGCCGCCCGACTCAACCCGACGAAGACCATCCTGCAGCCCGTCGAGCGCGGTGTCGACTTCGTCGGCCACGTTATCAAGCCCTGGCGCCGCACCACCCGCCAGCGGACCCTGAACGAGGTCCTGCGCCGGGTGCGCGAGATCCCGGCTGAGAACCTCTTCGAGACGGCCAACAGCTACTTCGGCCTTCTTCGCCAGGCAACCCAAAGCCACCAGGACCGAGCTCGCCTGGCCAACACCCTACGCCATCGCGGGCATTGCATCGCCGGCGATCTCACCAAGACCTATCGGAGGAAATCGGCATGACCGCCAAGACCCTGGAGCTATCCGTCCAACTGGTTGCTCCCAGCCCGACCAATCCCCGGAAGAACTTCCCTGAAGAGGCCCAGGCCGACCTGGTGGCAAGCATCCAGCGCCATGGCGTCCTGCAGCCCATTCTGGTGCGCCCCTGGCCGGAAAAGTACCCCCGCCCGAACCAGCGAACCACCCGCTATGAGCTGGTGGCTGGAGAGCGCCGGTGGCGGGCGACCGTCGCCGCCGGACTGGACGACATTCCCGCCATGGTGCGCGAGCTCACCGACCTTGAGGTCCTGGAGATCCAGATCATCGAGAACCTGCAGCGCCAGGACCTCCACCCCCTGGAGGAGGCTGAGGGCTACGAGCGCATGATGAAGGAACACGGCTACACCGCCGACCAGCTGGCCGAGAAGATCGGCAAGAGCAAGGCCTACATCTATGCCCGCCTGAAGCTCACCGCCTTGGGGGAGGAAGGCCGCAGGCTGTTCTATGCCGGGCTCCTCACCCCCTCCACCGCCCTCCTGGTGGCCCGGATCCCGGGCAAGAAGCTGCAGGAGAAGGCCCTCAAGGACATCACCGCCAAGGACTACAACGAGGACGTCATGTCCGTCCGCCGGGCTAAGCGGCACATCCAGGACCGCTACATGCTGGACCTGACCCGGGCGCCCTTCCCGGCCGACGACGACCGCCTGGCGCCAGGACCCTGCACCACTTGCCCGAACCGGGCCGGCAATCAGCCGGAAGTCTTTGACGATATCGGCGCAGACGTCTGCACGGATCCGGACTGCCACCTCAAGAAAAAGCAAGCCTACATCGAGATCCAGCGCCAGGCGGCCGAGGCCAAGGGGGCCACGGTCATCACCGGCAAGGAAGCCGCCAAGATCGCCCCCTACGGGGTGCAATACCATGACCCCAAGGGCTACAAGCGCCTGGACATGACCTGTTACGAGGATCCGGAGCGGCGAACCTACCGGGAAATCCTTGGGGATGCTGCCCCCACCGCCGTTCTGATCGAAGACAAGAGCAGCGGCAGCCTGGTCGAGGTGGTTCCGGAGAATACCCTGGCCGAGAAGCTCAAGGCAGCCGGTATCGAGCCACGGCACCATGACCACGAGGCTGAGCTCCAGGCTATGGAGGCCAAGGTGGAACGGGAACGGGCCTTCCGCCTGGAGCTCATGACCGACATCCGCCGGCGCCTGCAGCAAGAGATTCACCACGGCGGCCCCCAATTCGAGCACCACGAGCTGGGCCTGATTGCCAGCCACCTATTCGCACAAGGCACCTCCTGGGGCGCCCGGGGCCAGGTGGCCAGGATCTGGGGCGCAGAAGGCGCCGAGGACCGCGATCGCATAAAGGCCTTCACCGAATATATCGAGCAGCGTCCCGCCGAGGAGCTGGCCCTGCTGATTCTCGATTGCATCCTGGTCGGCGACCTCGACGTCGATCGGTGGAGCCTGGACAAGGAGCCGAAGGCCCTCCTGAAGCTGGCCAAGTGCAAGGGCATCGATGTCGAAAGACTCCGGAACCGACTCGACGCCGACGGAAGCGGGAACGCCGAGGCCGATACGACTGCCGGGGAAAGCGAAACGCCGGCGGAAGAATCCGGTTCAGCGGCTTCAATGAAGCAGGCGGCCGAAGTGCAGCCGAATACTGCAACTCCCGCCGCCCTGGAATTCAAGAAAGGCGACCGCGTCCGCGTCAAGGAATGCCTCAAGGGCCCCGGCGGTCATTTCCGGAAGTGTTGCGGTCGGGAAGGCGTCATCGAGGCGATCACTTCCGCTGGCGATTGCTCGGTGAAGTACGGCCCGAAGAAGGCCGATACCGTCATCTGCAAGCTGGACGAGCTCGAACCCCTGCCCCCCGCCCATTCTGAAGGCACTCCTACCCCTACTGAAGCTGGCGCGGGCGGCGGAACTGAAGCGGCTAAAAAAGCTGCGCCGGCGGGGAAGAAGAGCACCGTCCGGGAAGTGCCCTACGCCCACCCCGAGAACCTGGACCTGACCTGGTCTGGCCGCGGAAAACAGCCCCGCTGGGTGGTCGAGTTCCTGGCTCGGGACGGGAACACCCTGGCCATGCTGACCAGGGTGAAAGGCGATATCGAGACGAACGAAAAACCCGCCGAGGCGGAGACGCCCACGTTCCGCGAAGACAACCTCGTCCTGCCGGGCCTCGGTATCGAGATGAACGAAACACCGATCGCGGCCGGAGCGCCGACAGCCACCGAACCCACCATCGACGAGCAACGGGGAGAGAAGCAGTGATTGTCTACGACATCGAAATCAAGCGCGCCATCCAGGCCCCGGGCGAAGAGCGCATCCCGGGCATCGAGTACGCCGAGGGCTGGCACGACCACGCCGGCATGGGCATCGCCTGCATCTGCGCCTTCGACCTAATCGAGCAGCGCTACCGTGTCTTCCAGGACGACAACCTGGACGCCTTCGCCGACCTGGTGGAGAAGCGCCCGCACGTGGTCAGCTTCAATGGCCACCGCTTCGACGACCTGGTCTGCCAGGCGGCCGGCATAGACATCCCGGCGGAGAAGAGCGTCGATATCGCCGCGCGGATCTGGGCGGCCGCCGGCTGCGCTACCGGACGCCACCCGAAGGGGCTTGGTCTCGATGACCTCTGCCGGATCAACGGCATCGGCGGCAAGACCGGCGATGGCGCCCTGGCGCCGGTGCTCTGGCAGCAAGGGAAGCGCGGGGCCGTCGTCGACTACTGCCTGGCCGACGTCAAGCTCACACTGGGACTCTACCGGCGCCTGGCCTGGGTCGGCGGGTGCATCGACCCCCGCAACCAGGGGTTCCTGAAGGTTGAGGTGCCGTCGTGATCCTGGCGGCCGCGGCCACCGCCTGGCAAATCCCACCGGGCGCCGGGTTTGCCTACAAGCGGGCCTCTCCAAACCAGGCGCTTCTGACCAAGCGCCTGGCCAGCGGAAAGTACCGCCTGGACGAGGACGGGGAGCTGGAGAAGCTCTGCACCAAGTGCAAGGAGTATTGGCCGGCAGACACCGAGTTCTTCTACCCAAACAGCGGCGACCTGGATGGGATCTGGAAGATGTGCAAGGCCTGTTATCAGGAATGGCGGAAGAGCCACCGACACAACGCAGCGAAGCAACAACATGGCAACGACTGAAACTAAGATCATAGAAAACACCGCATGGCAGCAGAAGGCCATCCTGGACACCAAACAGCTGCTGTCCTACATCAAGCCAATTTCCCACCGCCTGTACTGGAACGTCCTGGCCAAGGACCCGCGGTTCCCGAAACCGGTGATCGGCGGCAACGGCGCCAAGGCGCTGCACAGCCGTGAAGCTATTGACCGCTTCCTGGAGGAAGCGGCCCGGACGGGGTTCCAGAAGCCGGATGGTATGCCCTATGCGGGGGCGGAGCATTAACACCGGCGGTCAGCGGCGGCCGTAGGCCGTCCGCTGCACCGGCTTGTTATACGGATACAAAAGAAAGGAAACGACATGGAATTTTGCGAACTTGAGGGGGCAGAGCTGGATGCTTCCGTAGCGCGAGTACTTGGCCTGGCTCCGAACATTGAGCGCCACCCGGCAACCCGTGAGCCTATCTGCGTGATCTATCCAGGCGCGCCGATTTACGGCCCGTTGTTCTGCGGCGAGAAGGGGCACGGTGCAACTCGCTGGGCACCATCGACCAACTGGGCACAGGGCGGCCCCCTGATCGAACGCTTCGGCATCCACCTCAGCGGCCCGGAGTCCCGGGTGCATCGGAATGGCGGCCCCAAAGCCGGCTGGGGTGAAAGCGGGCTTTGGACCTGCACCAGTTGGAAATTGCGGCGGGCAGATGGCGGTCGTGGCCTTGGCTACCACAAGTCTTCACAGCTTGCTGCCGCGATGCGGCTGATTGCCGAATGCGTACTTCCGGATAACAAGGTGTAGACACCAAAGTGTCCAATAACCTGGATTTCAGGTCACGCGGAGATTTAGGCCGGAGGCCAATCCTTACCGAGTTGTAACGACAATCCGGGATTATTGGACTTATCCGACCTTCTGCAAATTCGTCGCATAAGTCGGAGTCCCTACGCCGCGGCACACTTCTGCCGCAGGGAGGTTCCCTTGGACTTGTCGAGCTCCTTTGCCCACCAAGTCAAAACCCGGGCCATACCCTGCTCAGCCTGGGCCCGAGTGTAATGCCCCTCCACTCCCCTGACCGTATGATCGAGAACGTCCTCCACCCACCGCTGTGAGAATAGCGGCCTGCCGTCGGAATCGGCGGCATCGTTGGCAAGGGTTTTTAGCGCCGACCGCCACCCATGCGGCACGGCCACCCCCCGAAATCCAAGGCGCTGGAAGGACATGGAGAATGCCTCCACGGTGATGCAGTCGGCCTCCCCATGCCGTGGAACGAACAGAAAATCGGTAGTCTTCGGAAGTCGCCGAACCAGGTTGGCCGCCTCGGCCGGCAGTTTGATCACCTGGTGGTACGGCTTAGCATTCCAGTCGCTGACCTTCATGCGGCTGCGTGGAATGGTCCAGGTGGCAGTGCCGTCATCATGGAAGACGAACTCATCCCACCGGGCGCCGGCGACTTCTCCCGAGCGCTGCGCGGTGTAGGCCTGCAAGAGCAGCGCGATCCGGGTGGTGAGATACAGGCTGCTGTGCTCGATAGCATTGAGGAGACGCCCCAGGCCGGCCCAGTCAGTGATCGCAGGCAGCTTGTCCATCTTGACGGGTTTTTCCGTTGCCTTCCAGCGGTCCCGCAACGTCTTGGCCGCGTTCGCATCGAGGTCCAGGTCATGGGCAGCATAGCTGATCACCCGTGCAATGAGCGCGAGGAGCTTGGGCGCCATCTTCGGAAGCCTTGCCTTTGCGTCCGCCAGTGCCGCCTCGATGTCGCCCGAGCGGATCTCGGTCAGCGGCATGCTCCACAGCCCGGTCGGGGAAAGCCAGTTGAGCACGCGCGCTTCCGCCTGCTTGGCGGTGCGAGGTGACCACTTGGAGTTCTCGGCGCCAGTGATCGCCTTGTAGAACTTCTCCCAGGCCCCCTGGAACGTCATGGCGCCGGACGAGCTATCGCCGGATGTCTTGATGGCGTAGGCCTTTGACCGAACGTCCTGTAGCCAATCGGCCGTCACCTCCCCGGCCAGGGAGGCCACCTTAATATCGGCGTCCTTGCCGCTCCGCTTCACCCGCTGCCAGGCGGTGAGGCTCCCGTCCTTATTGCGGATGAACGACAGGGCCATTCCGTCGGTGACCTTGCCTGGGGCCTTCTTCCGATTGAGCAGTGCTGCAGAGAGTTTGTATCCGGCCAT